CGCGAAGGTTCTTCATCCACTGGCTAGTGCCTTCGTTCAAACTTGTATCGTGAGCGTAGATGGCTTGCATTTCGGCCTGTTGAGCACCAATCAGAACCTGTTTGGTGTTGGCCGCGCTCTCTGTTTCCAGCTGCTCAGACTTGATGTGTTCAATGCGTTCTTGAGCTTCAAAGCCCGCTTTACGCAGTTCCAGCTCACGGGTGATCTGCATCTGGGCTAGGTCTAGCTCGTGCTTTTTATCTGCCCGGTCTTGAAAAAACTCCAAGATCTTAGGCAAGCCGCCCATTAGGAATGATATTAACGTGGATAGTAGTGTCAGCATAGCGATCCTTTACTGTTTGCTTTTACTCAACATATTACTTGCAATCTGCAACATACTCATAGCCTTGGTTAGATCCTTGGGTTCTTTATCCCAACCAACCGTGATCTGTCCCACAAACCTACCCTGCTCTGGCGGCACACTGACACGGCAGCCAAAGGTCATGCCTCTTTCAATGTACCAAAGCCCAATCTCACTCTGAGCCACTGCGTATTCGCTACACGGTATCTCGTTGGCCATCAGCGCAATCACATCACGGTTATTGGACGAACTCTGGGTAAACAGCCCCACATCCAGACCATCATGCGTCTTATCCCTACCCTCGCGGGTGTACGCCCGAAACAACACCCTTGTACCAAACAACGGGTTGACCTTAAAGATCGCCACCACTGTTGCATCTGTATTCTTAAACAAATGCGCCACAACATCCTCGGCCCTGTCTTCTGCAATCGTTGGAAGCTTCTTGTTCTCTTTATAAGCCTCAAACAAAAACGACTGGTTTTGCCAAACAAAGTACCCAGCAAACGCAAACACCGCCATCAGTATCAGAGCAAACAGTTTAAACGGGCTATCCACATAGGACAGAACCTTGCTCAATATGTCTGATGGCTTCTCGTCACTCATAGACCAAACATTCCCAATATCTTATTCACGACCTTATCGGCCAAATCGTCCGGCAGGAAGCGAAGCAGTCCCAGCACCCACCAGACAATGCAAAGCCTGACAAAGACTTTGAGAAACATGTCAAATTGCTTCTGGTACTCATTCACCGACCACACCTTGACTTGGCACACATCTCAGCAACTTCGTTAATACCCCAGCCAATAGCGCCAAGGAGCATCACGATCACCACAATTCCTATCGCCCACTCCAACTGCTCTTGCTCGGCCTCTTTGCGCTTCTTCTCTTCTTCCTTGGCCTGCCGAGCTAAGTGAGCGTCTTCCAAATCCATCTGCTGCTGGCGCTGTTTAATTTTCTGCCATACATCAGCACGGCCAGTGGCCTGAAACAGCATCATTAACTCTTGCTCAAACCGCTTGGCCTCATCAAGAGCCATCTCAATCTGAAGCGCTGTACCTAAGTTTGACTTGTTGCCAGACCGCTTGGCCTCAACCATCGCCCGTGTCGCAACGCTTTTGGCGTCAAACATTTTGGCGATTGACGGTGCTAAACCAGCCAGATCATTTGCGACCTTGCTGGCTTTTTTGACTACACTGATTGCACTTTGTAGCCCTGCTAACGCCGTGAGCGGATCTATTGGAATCATAGGTACAACTTAAAATCATTCCAGTAACCCAACGGCAGGGGCCGAAGCCCCGCTAAAGATTACTTGGGTTCTACATCAGACACAGCTGGCTGTGCTAACGCTTGCTTCAGTAACTCAAAGAAGGCGTTTCTTCCCACTTGGAGCTGATCCACATTAAATCTTGCTGAGTCCAGTTTGCGATCTAAATCTGCGACATGATTCAACAACGCTTGTTGCTGGGGTGTCAGGTCTTCAAACTGATGTTCAACGCCGTCAATATTCACAGGGGTCTTTTCATTTTTTCCCATGATGTTTCCTTTGTATGCCACCAAGATCAGGTGGTGGCTTCCTGTTTTACCAAGGTTTGCCTGATGCGGTAACTGGGTTTTTTTTGGCTTCAATCTGTGCCGCCAAAGCTGCTTCTGTAGCGTCCTTGTCAACAGATTCCCAAACCCAAGCAAGCACTGCGGCTTCTGTCAAGTCAGCATAAGGAACAACAGGGGTTCCTTCTGACCATGAACAAGTGTTGTAAACAGAAGCGGTGTGCTCGCCATCTACGGCATCAGCCCGCCAGTGGGCCGTAGTTACAAAACCATCAGCGGTGTTGCGATCAAGTTGAGAGATTGTCCAAGTAGTAGTCATGATGTTTCCTTAAAGATTAGCGGCATCTAAACGAGCCTTGAGTGATTCAATGATTGCTTGTTGTTCTTGGATGCACTTCATTAGCGCATATTGCAAGTCTGTTTGGTAGATTGACAAGCGCATCTTTGGTGATTCTTCAGTACCCCAATTGCTTTCCATAACCAACTCAGGAGCAACAGCTTGCACATCTTGAGCAACAACACCCAATGTTAAGCCACCATCTTCTTCCATGTTCTGGTCGATGTAGTTGAATGTCTGCACAGGAATAGCGCAGATGGTTTCAAGGTATGACTTGGCGGGAGCAAAGTTTGTTTTTTCTCTGCGGTCAGACAGGTTGACATCATTTCCAGAATAGTTAGAAATGCCCCCATTAGACCTAACAGCCATCCTTAAAGTAGTATCGTAACAATAAATATAATCACTAGATGCATTATTTGGGGCAGCATTATTATAATTAAGTGCCAAACCCCAAGGAGTTCCTGACGTAGAATTTCTAATTCCTGTTGCCCATTGATTGGAAGAATTAGTAACTAATGCGTGTGCGGCTGTAACACCTGCAACACTAATTTGACTCGTAGTCCCCACCAGCAAGTTACCGCTTGAGTCTATACGGGCACGTTCTGTGCCACCTGTGTAAAAGATTGTCTGTGTTCTGGTTAAATCTAAAACTGTGGTTGTACTAGATGAACCACCACCATCAGATGCTTTGAATCTAAACCCGCTTCCAGTTCCACTACTAGAAACAGATGTTTGAATTACATTGTTTTCGTTGGAATTTTGGTCATACGCCGCAATAAAAGCATTTTGAAATGTTCCATCAACGCCATTATTGCGGGCGACTATCGAGCCGTATGATGTGATCTTTGCGGAGTGAAGAACAGAAGTGCCACCAACCATCAAGTTAGAACTAGCATCCAGAGTCATTGCCTGAGTAAAGGTAATGGCGTTTCCTGCTGTGCCTGATGGGGCATTGAACCAAGCGTGTTCGTTGTTGAGCTGCCTGTACTGCGCAGCGCTTTGAGAGCGTGTGTAAATCCATTGAGAAGAACTGTTGAAGTGCCCGTTATTGCCAAACCATGTCCATTGGCTTCCGCTAAATGACGTGGTTCCGTTTGCGAAGTAGCTGCCAATATTGCCAACTTGAAAAGCCCTGAGGTCGCTATTCCAAGCACTAGGAGTAACTCCTAATCCAAGGTTGCCAGAGGAGTCGAGGCGCATACGCTCGGTTGCGCCAGTATAAAACCTGACTGTATTGCCACCCAACCCAAGTGCAATCTCAGAACCAGTATCATTAGCTGCAACTAAATCTGCTCCATTAGAATACGAAGACGAAGACAATAAAAGTGCGTGTTTATCGGCCGCAAATTTCACATCAAGTTTAGCCAGAGGACTACTTGTACCAATACCCAGACCTGTGCTGGTTAGTACCATACGTTCGCTGTAGGTGCTACCATTGTCTGAAGACGCTTGAAAAGAAATATTGTTTCCAGAACCGCCTGACATATAAATGCGGCTTCTTAATTGGAAAGTAGAGTCCGATGGCGATTGAATATCCAAAGCAAGGCCGCCATTAGACGACTTAACGACACCCGCATTTTGACCAGCAAAAGTCAAGTTGCTAAATTTAATTGTTGGCTCATTAGCCTCTGTTGCCGTTGTTCTAAATAAAGTTAGAGCGTTAGTACCATCAAACGCCAGCGCAGAGCCACTTGTAACAACTTTAGAGCCGTTTAAATACAACACGCCGTTAGCTGTGCCGCCGGGAAGAATAATACTACTGGGGCTAGATACCTCAACAAAGTCCGATCCGTTCCAAGCAACAACCGTTCTCGCGCCGTTGGCAATTGTCACACCCGTAGTTGGCCCAGCGCCTACCAAAGTGACTGCAAAACCACCTGTAGTCGCGTTGATGACCGTGTAGATCTTAGACTGAGCTGGGGCAGTCACTGTGCGAATAGCTGTACGCGCACCTGAGAACAGCAAGATTGCTTGCCGCGCTTGGTTGGCAGCGCCCGTGGTTGTGGTCAGCGTAACGTTTGCATCAGTGCTGATGTTGGTTGTTCCAGCAACTGAGGTGTCGAGCAAAGATGTAATACTTTGGTTCACAACATCACCCCACGTGCCACTTAGTTCACCAGTTACAGGGAGGGCTAAACCTAAAAGAGAGGTATATGCGGTTGTCATGTCAGAGTCCTTGGGTCAAATATGTATGCGCTTTGCGCTGCCTAATCAGCGAAACCATGCGCTTGCTGATACCAAATTTAATCGCTGTTTTTAACAGAGATTCCGGATGAAAGAATATATCGCGTACTGTCTGTTCAGACAACTTCGCATTGGGGCCACGTTTACCTTTGCGAATTTCAGCAGCTTTTACAATAGCTTTTGCATGGTATTTTGCAAGAGTTTCTTTTCTTACTGCTTGCGCTTCTTCAGATACAACATCATGCCGTACCCCGCGACCACGTTTGATTGGCGGATACTTTACGTTTAAATGCGTCCAAGAGCTGCCGTTCCGTGCGTCTTTGACTGTATCAATTGCGCATTCCAGTTCAAACTTTTCTGCAATCATTGCCAGAACATTAGCGTTAGAGATGTTCCAGTGCTGCGGATCTCTGGCAAATGCTACGATTTCCTCTGTCAATACAGATGTTGGCAGCGCTTCACCAAACAACTGATCCATACGGTCGCGGCCTTCGCCACCTGCTGTCAGGTTGTACCCTTGTCCGTTCTTGGCATGGGTATTGTGCTCAATGATTAACTCGCACTCAAAGCGCTGAAGTTCCTCAAAAGACTCAGCGTGACGAATTACTTCTATCTTGAAGTTGTCTGTGCCGTACTTACGCATGGCTCTGTACAGACGTTTCTCACTGCCTGTTCGTGCTGCGCACAAGTGCTCACGCCAACGCTTAGCTAGAGCGCACTGGGTAATCCCAATGTAGCCGTGGCCGTTAACGTTGTTAGTGATCTTGTAAACCAGCATCGTTTCTTTCAAGTTACTATTTCTTCCCAATCGGCAGTTTCCGTAGTGTCAACTATAGTCCAAGTGGGTGTCTGTGAGTTGTCGATATTTTGCCAGTTTGCTGTTTCGCTGTCATCTATTAGTTTCCAATAAACTGCGATCACATCACCTGTGAAACCACTGGCAAGGTTTCCAGTCAAGGAGAACACCCGTGGGCCAAGAGCCATAGAGCCAACTGCTGCGCTGGCGCTCACTCCGGTCAGTGCAATTGACCTGTCGCCCGATACAGATCCAACTGCACCCGTAGCGCTGTTTGGCAGTAAAGGAACAATAACCGCATTGACCGCACCAAGCGCAGCCACGCCAGACAAATTAACAGACGCAGACTGAACAACTGTGCCTACGGCTCCCTCAGCAGCTACGCCTGTAATTGCTTTGCTTTGGGTTGAGTTAACTGTACCGACTGCTCCTGATGCCAGAACACCTGAAAGAGCAACTGTTCTACTTGTAGTAACCGATCCAACTGCGCCTGCGGCTAGAACACCCGACAAGGAAACCGTCTTAGCGTGGTCAACAGTACCGACAGCACCTGATGCTGCTACGCCCGTCAGAGCTATGGTGACTGTTAAACCAACTGTACCAACTTCGCCCGTTGCTACATCACCCTGCTCAGGGATGATAATAGCCTCAGCAATATCCCCGGCTAAACCTGAAGCACCAACGCCGGATAGAGCAACTGTCCGGCTAGACGTGACGGAGCCAACCGCACCGGTGGCGGCAACGCCTGTTGCGTCGAGAGTACCGCCCCAGCCATTACTCCCCCACGCGCCGTCACCCCAGCCGAGAGACATGGCTTACCTTTTAGGTTGTGGACAAGCGCAGCAAAGCGGTTGTTGTGGTGTTGGAAGGCATGGTTAGAGTGAACGTACCAGCCGTAATGGTCTGTGAACCAAAGGTATGAACAGAAACAGCCTTATCAGACTGAGTGCTGTTATAGATCAACACTGCATCAAACGCTGTGGTCAAAGTCACAGTCGTGTAAGTGATAGATGCTGAAGGTGTCCAGTAAGCCACGCCAGCAGTCGCAGAACTGTTGGTGGCAAAAGGAGCCGTAGCGTTAGTCACCGTCACACCGCCGGGCGTGTAGCCTGTACCAGTCACTTCACCAGACGATGTGTAAGCTGTTGTGCTTGCGTTGATGGTAGAAGAAGTCAGATACAGAGCAGCCTTGAACGTGTCAGCAGTTGTTGCCGCACGGATAGGTGCTGTACCGAAGTTGTGGGTAGCCGTCATGAGTTCGCCCATGAACGAAGTGCACATGCTTTGAGTGTTGGCCATGATAGCTCCTTATGCAATTGAGGCTGCTTCAGCAGCCATGTAAGTTAATGGTTTCTTTAGAGTCACATGAGCTGATCGGTGAACCAATTCACCATCTAGCCAATACTCCACCCAAGTGGTGTTCTCGTTGTCATTATCCACGACCCCTTCTCTTTTCTCAAGAAGAGAATCGTCCATTTCGCCTTTGGTAGTAGTAACGATCAATTTGAACTCCTGATAAGAGCTGCCGATGCAGTATTGGCAGGCATTGTAATTGTGAAATTGGTAGATGTTTTGTCTGAACCAAAGTCCAGCACAGCAACAGACTTATTACCCTGAGTCACGTTGTAAATCAAAGCGCACCGAGCAGTCACCGATGCGTTGAACACCACGTTGCTAAAGTTGATGTATGCAGTGTAGCCGTCAGAATTGAGCGTTACCCCGGTTAAGGCAACACCGCCCGCAACATAACCCGTGCCAATCACTTCATTGGTTGTGGAGTACACGGTGGTTGCAGCGTTTAAATCTGCGTTTGCCGTGTACAGCGCAATCTTGAGCGTGTCCGTGAGCATGTTGTGAACAGCTTGGTACAGCTCTGTTTTGAAGCTGGTGGTTTGGGTTTGGACAATTGAACTCATGAAACGGGAATCCTAATTTGTCCATCGCGGTACGCATCGCCACGTTGCTTGCCATCGCCGAGGTTTTTATACAGAGCAATTGCCTGCATGTAACGCTCTTGAGCAAGGCCAACCATGTCGCCCTCACCCTTCATGTAAACAAGAGCTTCACAGATCGTGCCGTACAGCAACACAGAATCAAAGTTATCACCAAGCCATGTAGTGCCAGCAGTGACGATGGACTCTGGGTAGTAGTAATAATGCAGCTCTGCAACATACGTCGCATTGGGCGTTGGGCCAACAATGATCGTCAGCTCGTTTGT